CCATATTTTAGTCTGGCGGATATGGGACGCCCAGCGCGTCGCAAGTGATTCGGGTCCTCGTTGAACGGGGTCCAGAAAAACTTGAGAAGGGCCGATACGCCGTCAAGGGGATCACTCCGGTATGTGTATACCGGACGCGTCGCCATGACGTAAGGGCGGTGGAATTGTTCGTCCCATCCTTCGGGAGACGAGACGAAGTCCCACCGCACGAGCGCATCAACCGTCTTGGGACCTACAGGAAAGGGAATGATCCCTGAAATGTAGGCATCAAGACTAGTGACCAGTTCAGTAGGTCCATACTGTTCCCAGTATAGATTCCTGAACGCTACAATGGACACTAGTTCGTCGACATCACTGCGTTTGCGTGGGAGTCTCTTCCTGACTTTTACCGGTACTACCGGGAAGCCATTGAAGAAGTCTCCTCCACAGCTTTCACGAAAGTTTCCTTTCATGAAAGACTTGTCGACGTTCACTTTGAGGCCAAAAGCCTCAAGGAGACGCACGCATTCGTTGGCAGCGTATCCAGGAACAATGATATCGTCCCCGTATACGCGGAAGTGGGAGTTCGGATGAACCCCTTCTTCCCTGCTTTGAGTACGCTTCACTGCCATTCTAGCGATCGTCGCGAAGACGAGCGTTTCGATTGGGAAAGTGAGAGCAGAGCCCATAGACGCGAACTTCCGAAGTTGCACGATAGTGCCGTCCGGAAGAACTGATCGCTGAGACCTACAAGCCAGAATGGCCGAGAGCAATCCCGGCCAAAAATGGAAGAGGTCTTTCACGATGCGAAGGGATACGCGATCCGAGGCCTCTGAGAGGTCAAGGGTCGCGTACGATTCCGGATCAGTGCTACCCTTACGGGCAAGCAATTGATTCGGCTCCTGGTACTCGTAACTCACGGAAGGATGTTGGTACATCCAACGTTCGAACAAGGTCGCAAGACCTTGCTGAATGAACTGGTTATACACCGGTTCAGCCGTGATAATTCGAGGCCCCTTCGCCGTCTTAGGCACTGAGATCACCCTGGCGGGTGGCTCAGCACCAGGCGGATGCAGAACAAGGTCATCACCCTCGTAAGAGAGGTGATGTGCCAAGTGTAGAGTAGCGGAGAACCAAGCGTCAAGACGCTCGGACCACTCTCTACTAGCCCACTTACCATTGCTGGTAAGTTTCTGAGCTACTGCACCGGGTCCATGCTTCGATGTAGAAAGGAACTCGTTCTCATGAACGTATTTTTCCATTCGATCAAAGTGGGACCCCCACATCGACAGAGAGGTCTTCCTGAACTCGCGAACGAGTTCATGAGGGACCTCGACAGACGATATGGCTTCATCCGTCGAAACGTACGCAGCTATCGCTCGGTCAACCCGTTGCTGGGTCGGCAGCTCTTTCAGCTTGCCGTGCAGATTCGAAATCTGCCTGATCGCGAGTACTGCGTGCGGATCTGGGTACTCAAGCAGGATGCCGTTCTGGTCGAACACTCTACTGAAGGCGCCATGCAGAAAAGCAGGGCGCACGTCATCCTTGCTCTTACGCTTGAAAGCGAAAGGGCTCGGATAATTCAGCTGACCCTCCTCCAGTCCTCTCTCGAGAAACTTGGAAAGGGTCGGAAGAGTAAGAGTGAGAAATTCATCTCCCTCTCGTTCGACTCGAGATCTCATTGTAGCGAGATCTCTCTGGGCATCACAGCCTAGCATGTGCAGCTGGTCTTCCAGCACACATGCGTGGAGATCAAACTGGCTTTTCAACTATCCTCCTTCAAAGGGGTATGGTTCCAGTTGCGATCTTGCAGGAACCAGGGTCTGACCGAAGTCAGACCCTGGTAGGGTAGTCACATCAACTACGTGACCGCACTGCCAAGGCAGTACCGATGGCGCCAACGACCAGACCAAGGCCTCCTGTCAGAGACATGAGGCTGAGGATAAGGACGGTGTCGTTCATCAGTTTTCGCCGGCGATCAGCTTGATGAGAGCTGCGTCGGACGATGCGGTCAGATGATTGATGAGAGCCTTCGTCAGATCCTTCTGCTCTGCAGCAGAGAATCCGGACGGAGGCACGTCCACCGTGAGGGTGACCGTCCCACTCGCAACGACGTTAGTCGACGAGATGAGAGGATCGGTGACCACCTTCGAGTAAGTGAGTCGCGCAATGTGACGCGAACGCTTGCCGTAGGCGGTCGAAACCTCGAGGTTGACCTTGGAATCGTAGTTGGAAAACTTTCCAACGTCCGATCCGGTGTTGACTCGCGGAAGCGAGACAGCACCAGGGGTCGTCCCGATGGTGACGGACTGAGGGTCTGCAAAGGCCACAGTTTCTCCTGTTCAATTGTTGTTGAGTTGTTCTACCTACTCCTGGCTAAGCCAAGAGCAGTGAGGATCGCCCACTGGCTCGCTGAAAGCGAACCTAGGGAGACATCAAAGCCGAATGGCGAGGCCGCGACCCGAACCTTGTAGTCCATGTTATAGGAGAAAAAGAAATCTCCGCCAAAGGCGGTGATGACGTTACTCCCAGAACTCTGGACTCGAGGCATTACTTGTACACCCACACTCGTCTTCAGGCGAGCTGTGCTGTACGCGTAATTGAGGATCGTGTTTGACAAACCGAGAGTCGAAAGATTCCCGATTACGGTTCCCATGTTTGAGAACCAGTCAATGAGCCATGACCAAGGAGTGACCTGCCAGAGGACTTCTGGTGTGAGTTCGAGCCCGAGCAAATCTATTGCTTTGTCCAAATAGCCATTGTTAGTGGCAGAAGGACGTGCAGTAGTATTGAATCGAGCCGTCGTCCACACAGAAATCTCTTCCAGCACAGAGGTCTGTGCAGGCTGAGCAACTCCAGCTGATGTTTGACTAAACCCAAGTCCAGAAAACTTGAGGTCATTCACCAGAAAAGAGTTGGCCAATGTGGACTGGGCCGCCAGAGGCGGGCCAAGCCACAAGCCGACGGGATCTTCTGAGATCCCGCCGCGCGTGGACAGAACCCTGCGAACATTTCTCCTCGTAGAGTCTTCAGGAAATAGCATACTGTCAAGAACCAGGAGGGTCTTGATAGCACTGTCTACGTCCCGAAGAATCGGAGTCCACCCAAATACGTTGTTCAAGTAGCCGGAACCGACCGCTTGAGCAGCGTCCTTGATACCTGCAGCCTTCATTCTCGTGATGAGAGTGAGGGACTCTTGCAGGCCTCTGAAGACAGAAGGAATATCGCCTCTTGCCAGCTCTAAAAGAGCAGCAAAAATAGATACCTTCGCTTCAAAGGGATTCATCTCGCTGATATGGTTAGCAGCGTGACCTTTGATACTCGTCATCGACGGGCCAAAGGAGGAACCTTGGGTTGAGAAATGGAATCCTTTCGAGCCGAAGTAACCCGAAAAAGGGTCGATGAGAGCATCTGTGACTACGAGAGTCCCAGACGAATTCATCGTGCGGATATAGGCTGGGCGGACATTGGTATAACTACG